ACGTTTGTTCGTCCCAAGGATAGGCTGGACGGCGGTTTTTCTGCCAGAAACTTTCAGGATTTTCTTTAAAACACTGTGCAAGCAGGGCAAATTCTTCAGATTGGGCGGTGTGCATCCGTTTATGCACCGAATTAAGCACCTTTTGTGCCTGTTCAATCACTGCCAGTGTCGTGCCAACGGGAGCATCGGCCTTACCTTCGGCGACCATCGTCTCTGCCGTGCCGCCAACCCGCATCCCTGTTTCTGCCATGTTCTGAACCAAGTTCATCAAGGCACCAGACGGCTCTTTATATGGCAATGGCATGATTGCCTGACCGATTGGCATACCGCCCGTCTTCACCAATGCGCCGCCGCCGGGAGGTACACGGAAGATATTGGTGTTCTGTCTGGCACCCGTGTCAGCCATAAGGAAACCGGGGAAGTTGTTATACATCCCAGCATCCAACAGCTCACGCCATGCGGCTGTAATGGCGTTTGTGGTGTTGCCCAAAATGTGCAACAGGCCAATATCATAAAACCCCATGCCGGGGACAAACGTATATTTTACAAACGCTTGGCGGGCTTCTGGTAATTCTTCGGTGTCTTTATCATAATTACGAACAAGCGACAGAATTTCCCGTGTCGAAACGTCGATTGTAACCCGATAAGGTATTTCCAACCCGGTTTCTTTGCTTTTCCAGCGATGTTCAAATCCGGCGATGTCCAACTCACAGTAACATTCGTAGATTTCACGGTCCCTGTCGTCGGGGTTAAAGACATTATCGGTAATACCTTGCTGGGCGGACTTTTCCCGTTTGTAGCTGTCAGGATCTTTGGCTTTTGGCGTAGAAAGTTCTACGTCACGGTAAACTTCTAGGATCTGTAACCGTTTTACAGTGCTGGGCCGCATGAATGTGCGGTGGGTGATGCGCTTGGCATTCCGCAAATCCGTGGCAGAATTGTTGACGATCAAATCATCGGCATCGACCGACTCTGATACCGGACGGCCTCTTAGCGGGCAAAAATAAACTTTCTTAAATGCCGTGCCGCCGAAGCCAAGCATGAGTAACATACGATCAGTATCAGGGTAATACTCCGTGGCCGTGCTGGTCAGATAGTGGTTCATATCCTGTTCAAAGGCATTTGCCAACTGATCTTGGTCTAAAGTAGCATTGTTGTTGTCGTTTCTGATCTTCACTGGCCCATCTGTCGGCAACAGTTCAGACCGTGCGTTGGCTTGAAACCGCAGCACAGCTTCCAATAACAAAGGATGCCGAACCTTGGACATCCCTTCCACCGGCGCACCATCACTGGCACCAGCGATGTTCGGAATTTCAATCTTAAGGCCCAGAAGTTTAACACCTTGCGCACGGTCTTCGATCCAATCTTTGCGGGTTTCAATGTCATCGGAGATGCCACGCATCAATTCGCTGGAGATGCGGGACAGTTCATCCTTGTCAATTTCTTCGGCCAAATTACGAAACCAGTTGTTTTTATCAACTTTTTTCTTGGTTTCATTGATTGGTTTGCCGTCCAAGGAGATCGTAATTGATCCATCGGCATGTTTAATTTCTAAGATATTGCCATCTTTATCATATTCTGGCTGGTCGCCGCCATCTTCAATGACTTCAACATTTATATCGCCATCATTGTAGACATCATCCTCTGGTTGATCCAGTCGGATGTTTGGAACCAAGCCCGGTGTTAGTGCCATGTTTTAGTTCCTTTTCGGGCCAAGGGCTTCCGCTTCTTCTACAAATTGCTGTATGCCCTGCTGGGCGGCTGCCGTATTATCCCTTGCCTGTATAACATAGGACTTAGTATAATCATATGGCGGTTGTCCCCACACATCGACAACAAATTGGCCAAACTTTTGGGGCGTTGTCGGCACCAAAATATCAACCGTAGCATTTGCTAAAACTGCTGTCATAACAACTCCTTACTGTGAATATAATACATTTTTGATGAGGATAAATCAAGCTGGGTATAGGGGCTGGGTGTTTTCTTTGCCCACAAACCGCAGGCCAGCTTCCATTTCCGCCGACCATTCTGTCTGCCGAATCAGCACACCTGTATCCCGTAAATGACGCATGGCCATCGAAACCGTATCGACCAAATCGTCATGTTTGCCTTTTGGGAACTGTTCACATTGCACAATCACAGCCTCCGCCCATTGCTTGACAGGCGCATACACCAACCCCTCAGCAAACAGATGCTGGACCGAATAAAGCCGGGCGGTTTTGTCCTGAGACTTAGGATCATACATTTGAATACCAAATTTGGCATTAACCAATAGGCGGCGCATTTCCTGTGCCACGGAATGACCGGCGGCTTTGTTTTCAATCAGGATCGTATCAACGTGCATGTTTTTGCATGTCATCATGACCTTGGTAATCAAGTCATGCAATTCATACCTGCCTTCCCAAGCATCCATAAGCATGACACGGGGGTTGGTTTCGTGGTGTTGGCGGTAGATCTCCGTCCTTGATCCATATCTTGTCGTGGCCATGGTTGGTGCTGCTGCCGTGATGTCACTGGTAAATACGCCCCAGACCGTCATGGCGGAGGGATCATTTTCTGTTTTGGTTGTATAGGCCGTATCCAGCGTGGCAATAATAAGATCCATGTTGGGATAATTATTATTTTCCCAAGTCTGCCACCATTCCCGTTTAATAATACCGCCGCCTTTGGGTGATGGTCTTTGTTGCAACTGACCTGCTGTACCCCATGGCCCAAGTTTGCCTTCCAAAATTCTAACTTCATCTTCCCCAAACCGTTGTTCCCAAAGCAGAGTTCCTTCCCGTTTCTCCAGCTCCAACTGGGCATCGGCATCGACAGGTAGGCGGTCTCCGTTTGGGGCAATGGTGACAAGCGGCTCCCCATCGTCGGTTAAGCCACGGGGGTCGTGCCATTCGGTGTCGCCAAATTGGGAATAGCTATGGCGTTGCCATTCATACCGCATCGGCAAACACAGGTGCGTCCATTCGCCTTGGTCCTTGGACATGATGTGTCCGGTCAAATCTTCTTCCGATAGGCGCTGCTGAATAACAACATACGCACCCGTCTTAGGATCGTTAAGACGTGTGGAGAGCGCTGAGTCCCACCATTCAATGGTTGCCGAAATAGTGGCTTCCGAAAACGCTTCTTGGGCGGCGTTGGGGTCGTCGACGACGATAATGGACCCACCTTCACCTGTAAGTGCAGACCCAACGGATGTGGATAGTCTTGACCCATTCTTATCGTTGTCAAACCTAGTCTTAGTGTTTTGGTCACCTGTCAGCTTATACCTTTCACCCCACAGGGCTTGATACCACGGACTTTCTATAAGCCTGCGGCATTTAACCGAATCACGCAAGGATAATTGTTGGGCGTAGGAGGCATGTAGGAACTGAACCCCCGGGCCAGAGGTTGGCGATGTCCAAGGTTGTGCCCAGACCCATGCCGGAAATGCCACGGAGGTAATCGACGACTTAGAACAACGGGGCGGGATGTTAATAATCAACCGCTTAATGTCACCGTCTGCCACAGCTTGCAGATGTTCTGCCACGGCTTCAATCGGCCAGCCATCTGTGAACGAAGACGAATCAATGTATTTCCATGATTTTTTCAGAAAAAAATACAAACTATCTTCGGCATCGGCCCGATCCAATTCGGCCATTGCCTTATCAAAATCAATGTCCTGTGATAAAAAATCTAATTCATCAACCATTATGGTCCCTGTAAATTACAATATTATACCCCAAAGCATTAAATACCTTTTCCAGATTGCCGATTTGTGGCTGCACATTACCCCGCCACCGTTCCAACAATCTGGGACTGATCTTGGCCCGATCTGCCAATTCCTGATATGTCATGCCCGTTTTATCCAATAACACAAAAACCTGCTGGACAAGAGGGTGGGCATTAGAGGGAACGGATATAGGTTTCTTTGCCACTTTTGTAGTTTTCCTTTGCGTGTTCGATCATTTGTTCCCAATTTATCGGGCCAAGGGGAACCCAGTCGGGGCAGGATAACCCGCCCCAAGCGCCGCCGAAGCGTGGGTTTTTAACGTCAATGCACATGCAGACATCCAATCTGCACTGCCCATAATTCCCAAGGACGTGAATGTTTTCTTCGTTCATGAGCCCATAAGTGCCGTATAAAACAAATACAGAAGCCCCAAGTAGAACATAAACAACGCAGTCCAAGGGAAAAAATCTTCATTATCCATTATCTATTAACTTTCAGTTTGGAGATTAGTTCTTCAATTTCTTTTAGCTTCTGGCGCAGATATTCGGCATTTTTAAGTAGATCAGTAAACTTCTGGTCTTCTGCAACCATATTATAGGGCTTGGCTTTGCTGGCCTTTACACACATAAATCACCTTTGCTGTTTGTTACATGAAACGATGGCTTGTATGGTTTCACGGCCATGGTTAAAAAAAAACCAGAAAAGAGCACCGAACCATACCTTGTATTGCCTTTAACAATAGCCCGTTACCATCACGGATGCCGGAGGAAACCTGCCTTTCTGGTCATTTCTTTTGTTGCCCGATGCAAAGGGCATACTCAACCTACCACCAACATGCACCACATGCAAGGGGGGTTGTGCTGATTTAGGCAAAATAATTTCAGTCCGTGTTTTGGCACCAAAAGTATCGGGCCAAGGGATAAGTGGTTGTTATTACACACAATTTCCCTCCAAGTCGGCGCATACCGCTGGCCCGAAAAAGGCAAAGGCAAGCCAGCTCTATCCCAAACTGCACTTTCAAGGGGGGTCTAGTATAACCTATACATAGGGGAGGTAACAAAAGGGGACCCTAAAAGGGGGACCCATAATGCCAAGTAGGGAAAAAGGGGGACCCTTAATCCGACATACTTTAAATTGTATATACAAAAAGGGGACCCAGAAAGGGGACCCATGTTTCACATGAAACACATCTGGCCCGAAAATTGGTTTTGTGTGGAATTTAAAGGGTTGGGGATCGGGTCCCAAAGCAGGGGGTGGCTTTTCTATATCGGGGGTGGGACGGGGTGTCAAAAAGGGAACCCCAAAGCGTTCACGGTTTGTTCCGGTTTTGTTCACGGTTTGTTCTTGGCGTTCACGGTTTGTTCACGGTTTGTTCCAACAACCTATCATTCGTTTGGCCAGATAACATTCATTTGACCAACTAACATTCGATGGGCAATCTATCATTCGCTTTCGATTGTAACATTTGATTTTGCTTCTAACAGTAACTTTCTTAGCTTATCTCTGGAATCGGGCGACATATCCCTAGCATTGATAGTTAAATTGTTATGATTCACAGTAACATTCGCAGCTGAATCTATCAATTTATCACTATATCTTTTCGGATTTAACTTTCCCGCTATCCTTAATCTTGTATCTACTTTTAATTTATCTCTTTGAATCCTTGCATGATTAACAATAGTTGATCCATCTTTTAACTTTACTAAATCATTACTATCATCATCGGCAATAGATAAACATTCATCAAACAATGAATCCGCCATTGAGAGTCTTGCACGTGTGAAAAGATTAGAAAAGATTCTATCTTTCTCCAATTCTGCATATACCGTAACGGGACTTGGCATATGATTCAATCGGCAAATATCTTTCAGATTTTGACCATTAGCCATCCTTTCTAACAATTCTTGTTTGATTGTATCATTGAATTCTTTCGGTCTACCTGTCTTATAT